CAAAGTGCCAATAGGCGAGATGTCACAGTTTTGCGTAGATTTCTTATACCCATGACATATGAAGGTTGGGAGAATTACGAAACATGGAATGTTGCGTTGTGGATTAACAACGAAAAACCGTGGTATGACAAAGCCGTAGGTTTTATGGCACAACACGGCAACGCGCCGAGGGCGTACATGACTTTTATTGAAACTATGGGTTTTGCAGGTCAATCAACCCCCGATGGCATATCGTTCAAAGATAAAGTTTTGAACATACAAGAACTAAACGACATGATGTTAAATTTTTTAGATAAATAAATTAAAGGAAGGCAAAATGAAAAAGATATTAGTAATTATGTTTGCGTTATTTTTGACGACACCTGCGTATGCCAACGATACGGGTGCATGGGTAAAGGTAGATGCGACAGGTAAAGCCATCGGGCAAGCAATTGTTTGCACTCCCGCTGTTTGCGGCGACCCAAATAGTTTGTATTCGCAAATGACTTTGCAACCCGGCGAACGCTATGTGTTACAGACAGTTGCCGATGCCAATGGCAATGTTGCAGGAATAGGAGCAGGGCAAAGAGGTAACACGGAAGTGAAAGTAAATCTGCAAACAAATGAATGGACTGCGACAACCGTAACAAAAGTTGAAGTGACACCAAAACCAACACCGACCGTGACATCTGAGGTAGTTGCAGAGCCAACACCAACACCAACTGCAACAACGCCAAAAATCAAGGTCAATGCAGAAACAACTGTTACAGAACGCATCAATTTAGATGCAACGACTACAACGACTTCTCAAACGATAAAAGTCAATCCGCAAGTAGTTGAAACACCTCCTGCGACAACACAAACACAAGAGCAAGAAGATTGGTATGTGGCTTTTCTGAAAGAGTGGCAAACAATCTTTGATGCGCTTGCCGTGTTTTGGCAAGGTTGGTACATCGTATGGAAATAGTGACAAAAATTGTAGAAGAAAGTTTAGTAATTAAAATCAAACAAACAACATGGAGGCAAGAAATGTACGACAACACATATACCGTAGTAGTGATTACCGATGGAGTAAAAGAATGGGCGCAAAATTACAATAATGCCGTAGATGCGGTTAATGCGTATAACAAGTTTGTAGACCATGGAACTTGTGTAATTGAACGCGTGATTAGCATTGTAGAACCAAGCGGTCAATTCAAAAGCAAGATTTTCTTGAACCCGGCGGGTTTGGCGATACACTAGAGCAGTCCAAATACCAACCTGAAAGGGGTAAGAGATGGATTACAAAATTACACGATGCAAGTGCGGCGCATGGAAAGTAGTTGATGCGCTTTGCGGAGTTTGCGCTAAGTTGGAGGTTAGGGGCTAGGGATAACCCGCCTCAAGCAAGCACTTTTAGTCGCCCTCATTGGGGTTGGGCTTGCTATTCCTCACGCTCAAGCACACGCGCCAAAACCAACAGCGCAACAAATACGGGAACAGGTTTTACCTTTTGTAGAACCTAAAACCTATGCGCGTTATCTTGTTGAACAACATTGGGGTCAATCAGAACGCCAATACAAATGTTTAACAACCTTATGGGGCAAAGAATCTGCATGGAACTTTAAGGCAAAGTCACCAACGCATGATTACGGTATTCCTCAGCGTCACATGAGCCATAACAATGCGCAAGAAATTGCCAATTTTATGAATAATCCACGGGTGCAAATCCGTTGGGGCATTAATTACATAAAGTCACGATATGAAACTCCCTGCGGAGCGTTAAAATTTTGGCTTTCAAATGCTGATAAGAACGGCAAAGGAGGTTGGTATTAATGTCTGTAATTTTTCCTAATCATTGGGAGCCTGTAAGCCCTACCATTGACCCTGAAGAATGGATTGATGATGATGAGGAAGAATAATTGGATAAAAAAGTTGTACAAATTGTGGAACAACGCGCGGGAAACTATTGCGAAGTTTGTGGAGGCCCCGCGCTTCCTGACATGGCATTGCATCACAGAAAGTTGCGTTCCCGCGGCGGTAAAGACACGCCAAGTAATTTAATTCGCGTACATCACGGGTGTCATAACTTACGCTCTGATAGCATCCACCATAATCCGGAGAAGGCTAGTCAAAAAGGCTGGATGGTTGGAAGTTGGCAAGAACCAACCGATGTGCCATTTACTCGCCCCGATGGGTCAATAGTTTTATTACAAGACGATGGAACATCTAGTGTTCTCATGGAAGGTGATTAATGGAAATTAAAGTAAGAGGGCGTTTAGGTAGCGACCCCGAATTAAAAACAGTTGGCGCAGATAATGTGCAAGTTGTTGTGTTTTCATTGGCGCACACGCCACGCTCAAAAAAGAATGGCGAATGGGTAGATGGCGACACAAATTGGTATCGCGTAGTTAAATTTGGCTATGGAGCAGAAGCAATTGCGCAGACAGTCAAAAAAGGTGATGAAGTGTTAGTAATTGGTGCATTGAAAATGAACAATTACACAGACAAAAATGGCGCAAACAAATTACAAATGGAAATTACCGCATCTGAAATTGGCGTAGTACCCAAGATTGCAAAAGCAAAAACACAACAAACATCGGGAGGATGGGAACAACCATGGTAGAGGCAAACTTAATAAGCGCGGCAGAAGCGGCTGAATTTCTTGGAATTAACATGAATAACCTGCGCCAGATACAACACCGTAAAAGTATCCAATGGGTGCAGAAGTCGGGCAGAAATGTATATTACAAGCGCGAAGATATTGAAGCATACAAAGCAAAACGCGATGCGCGTAAGTGATGACCCAGAAGTAGCAATTGCGCTCTCTTTGCTCGCTGACAGATTACGCGAGCGCGGCAAGGAGAGCCTTGCTTTCAAGATAGAAAATTTAATTGAATTACTTACAGAAGAATTTGAGGCGCAAAAAAAGAAAAAACCCTAATATCGCCTCATGTCATTAGCCATAACCGAAGATGTCACTTTAGATGATATTGATGAAGCGATAAAACACATCTTTGGGATGCTTAAAACCGATGAATATGGCAACCGTATGGATTGGCGCAAAAAAGAACTCTTGCAAAACAGCATTGATGACCTGTTAGATGCTCGCCTCAAACTCACACAGGAGGGAAGGGTTGAATAAATTATGGGGTACTACAAATGCTTTTTGTGTTTGGGGCAACCGACATTCAAAGTAGGCGATAATAAAGACAGTTGGGAAGAATCCCAGAAGCATTACATGACCTATCATTACAAGGAGCCGCAAGAAAATGCGCAAAAAGAAAACAGCCAAAGAAATCGTAACGGAAGTAATCGCCAAGGTTGAGCAAGAAGTATCTATTCCGGAAGTAACTATTGCACCGATAACGGGAGTAGTAGAACATGAAGATACTCATTATTTCCGATGCAATGTAACTCTGAATAACGGCAAGGCGTGTAACTGCACCGCATTTATCTAATTTGTTTTCCCATTAAATGTGGGATACTTTTTGGTGTATGGCAGGAAACGATATAGAGGTTTTGGTTCTTGAGAAAGAGAATCAAGCCTTTGAGTTGCGCGTACGCCAAGGGCTGACATTTGAAACGATTGCCCAACAATTAGGTTATGCAAATCGCTCTAGCGCGCAAAAAGCATATCTGCGCGCTTTGGAGCGTTTGAAGCATGAAGATATAGACCGCATAGCACAAGAAGATTTAGAGCGCTTAGATGTGCTTACAGAAACTTATTGGCAAGCGGCAGTACAAGGAAATCTACGAGCGGCCGATATGGTCTTATCTATTATGGATAAAAGACTTAAATACTTGGAGCGTGGTAAGCCAATAAAGATTCAAGCGGAGGTGGTGAATTACGATGGAAATAGAAGCCTTGATGCAGAAGTTGTCCAACTCGCCAGAGTTATTGACTACATTGAAGGCGTTACCGCCGACATTACAACCGTCACTCAACGGGAAGATAAAGGCGAGCCGGATAATGTGGCAACGCCTAGCGCGGAAGGAACAGTTACCCCCGCAGGGTGATTGGAACATTTGGCTTTACCTTGCAGGTCGTGGAGCGGGCAAAACGAGAACAGCGGCCGAATGGTTGGCGTGGGAAGCAATAGAAAACCCCGGCACACGATGGGCAATAGTCGCACCTACATTTACCGATGTGCGTGATACCTGCGCAGAAGGTGAATCGGGAATCATTAACATCTTGCGCCGTTACCATGTGCTAAAGAATTACAACAGAAGTATGGGCGAGATAGAACTCATAAATGATTCGCGCATAAAATTATTTAGCGCAGATGAACCAGATAGATTCCGTGGGCCTCAACATCATGGAGCATGGTGCGATGAGTTAGCCGCATATCGTTATGAAGATGCTTGGCATCAATTACAGTTTGGATTGCGTTTGGGAGATAAACCCAGAGTGGTTGTTACAACAACGCCACGGCCTACAAATCTTGTGCGCACACTTGCAAATCGCGCAGATGGCTCTGTGACGATAACAAGAGGTTCTACCTTTGATAACGCCAAGAACCTTGCGCCAAGCGCTCTATTGGAACTACAAGCCCGATATAACGGCACTCGCTTGGGTCGCCAAGAACTTTACGGTGAAATTCTTGATGACCAAGAAGGTGCGCTATGGACAAGAGGATTAATTGACCGCAACCGCGTAGAAACCCATCCACCGTTATCACGCATTATTGTGAGCATTGACCCGGCCGTAACTAACACAGAATCAAGCGATGAAACAGGAATTATTGTTGCGGGTTGTGATGCTGGCGGCCATGGATATGTTATTCATGACGGCACAGTAAAAGGCTCGCCATTGGATTGGGCGCAAAAGGCAGTTTCTCTTTTTGACCAATACAAGGCAGATGCCTTACTTGTGGAAGTTAATCAAGGCGGAGATATGGTTTCTGCGGTTCTCAAACAGGTTCGCTCTACCTTGCCCATCCGTGAGATTCGCGCCCATGTTGGTAAAAAGTTACGCGCCGAACCAGTAGCGGCAATGTATGAGCAAGGCAGAATTCATCATGTTGGAACATTCATACAGTTAGAAGAACAAATGACTATTTGGACACCCGCCGATAAAGATTCGCCCGATAGATTAGATGCTATGGTGCAAGCCTTTAGCGATTTATTAGGCACATCTAGCGTAAGTCATTATTTCAATGCAATTGCTAATTTCTGCCACCATTGTGCCTTGCCTATGCCCAAATCATTAACGCATTGTGCGAAGTGCGGAAACGCTATTATTGCCACAACTCAGGTGGTAGGGGCATAAATGGCTGTTTCATATAATGTTGTAATAGACCAAGGCGCGGATTGGTACATCAATTTCTTGTACCGTCAATCTACCGAAATTACGGATATAACAGCCGATGGAACAACGGTCACAGTCACGGCCGAAAACGGCTTTTCACCGGGGCAGGTTGTGTCTATTGATGGCGTATTGCCGAATCAATTTAATTTGCAAAAT